TCGATCAACCGGTGGTCATTAACGATCCGGACAAACGCGTCCCCGGTGCAGCATCATGGGTTTGGGCATGTGAAGATTTATTGTTCACAGGATTCTCATATTTTCAGGTAATTGATTTATTTGCAGACACCGGACGCATTCGACAAATGTGGCGCGTTGCTCCAAATCGTGTCGGTGTTTTCTTAAATTCAAACGGAACACAAATTGAACATTACACAGTCGATGGATCACAAGTGCCAATGTCAGGCGTTGGATCGCTAGTTGTTTTTTATGGCAATGATGAAGGATTATTGAATCGGGCTGGTCGCACAATTCGCGCCGGTGCAGAATTGGAACGCGCAGCGGCAATGTACGCCCGCGAACCGGTTCCATCGATGGTGTTAAAATCAAATGGAACAGCATTGCCGGCAGATCGAATTGCGAAATTGCTTGATGCATGGGGTGCAGCTCGCCGCAATCGCGGAACCGCTTTTCTAAATGCAGATGTTGAATTGACGACTGTTGGTTTTACACCGGAACAAATTGGATTGAATGCTGCGCGTGAAATTATTGCAACAGAATTGGCCAGAGCTGTGGGGATTCCGGCTTATTTTATTGACGCGCCGACAGGATCATCCATGACATATGCAAACGCCTCAACGGCGCGTCAAACCCTTTTGGACTTTTCACTGTTGCCGCTGATGAACAGCATTTCTAGCCGCTTATCAATGCCAGATTTTACGCCTTCAACACAGCGCGTGGAATTTGATTTGAAGGCGTACTTGCGCGGATCAGAAAAAGAGCGGGCAGAAATTTACAAGATTTTATTCGATATAGGAGCAATCACAACCGAAGAAATCCGACAAATGGAAGAGATGATCTCATGAGACTAACAACACCGATCACAATCACAGCCGCCGATTCAGATGCCAGGACGATCAGTGGCCGCATCGTTGCATTCGATGAGCCCGCCAATGCATCAACAGGCAAAGTGGTTTTTGCAAAGGGATCAATTGAACCGGCGCAGGTTTTTCTTAACCTTGAACATGACAGAACCCGCAGGATCGGAAAAAGTTTAGAAATGAGTCTTGATGGAGATTCTGCAATCAACGCGACTTTCAAAATTAGCAACACCCAAGCCGGATCAGATAGTTTGATTGAAGCAATGGATGGATTGCGTGACGGGTTCAGTGTTGAATTGATGGTCGAAGATTATGTTCAAGAAAAAGGCTACATGAAAGTATTGAAAGCCGAATTGACAGGCGTTGCACTGGTCAGCGAACCCGCTGTTCGATCCGCTCGCGTGTCAGAAGTAGCAGCGACAGAAAATTCTGAATCTCCAGATGAATCAGAAACAACAAACACAGATGAAGAGGAAAACATGGAAAACACTACCGAAAAAGCCGCTCCTGCCGTTGAACCGGTAGCAGCTCCAGAAGTTGAATCAGTGCAAGCATCGGCTCGACCTAGCTACTATTCAGCACCACGATCCCCAATTGTGAGCAAGGTTTCTTATCTTGAGCACTACCTAAAAGCAACAATTTTGCATGATGAGGATTCTCGTCAATATGTCAAGGCTGCCGATAACACCACATCAACAGCACCGGGCATGATCCCAACACCACAAAGCACAAATGTCATCAATGCGCTGGCAAATGCTGATCGTGGCACAATCGATGGCATTAGCCGCGAAACTTTAGTTGCAGAAGGCATGACATTTGAGTTGCCTAAAGTCACAGCCGTTCCCACAGTTTTGCCAATCAATGAAAATGATGCAATCACAGAATCATCATTGTCTGCGACATTTTTATCAGTCAGCGTACAGCCGTTCAAAGGCCGCGCTATCTCCACAGTGGAGCTCATTGATCGCAGCCGTCCAGAGTATTTGACAGCTTTGCTTCAGAATCTCGAATTTGCTTATGCAAAAGAGACCGATGAATATGCATTGGCAGCAATGCAAGCGGCAGTCACTACAACAACAGCACAGGCAGCAAATTCAGCAATCGGATTTTTGGGATACACATCTCAAGCAGCCGCAGCTGTTTATGGTTCGTCACTTGGTTTTGCTCGCTCATTGATCGTTTCACCTACACAATGGGGAAATATCATGGGATACAACGATAATGGAGCACCACTTTACAACGCAGCACAGCCTTCAAACGCAGCTGGAAATGTTCGCGGCGATAGTTTGCGCGGCGTAGTTTCACCGGGTCTAAATCTTTATGTGTCCCGGTCATTTGGTAACGCTGGCACAACAACAGCCGATGGCGATTCTTCAATGGTCGTTGTAAATCCAGATTCATACACATGGTATGAGTCACCACGCTTTACGCTACGCAGCAACATCAACAGCGATGGAACAATTGACATCCTGTATTACGGCTATGGCGCATTGGCCGCCAAAGTGCCAAATGGAGCACAATTCAACAACCTCGCTTAATTAACTAATAATCGATAGCTGTCGCTCCCGGCGGCTAGAGATACGAAAGGGACCGAAATGCCATCAATCGTGACAGCCTCGCAGCTGAGATCAATTCTTGGCGTTTCGGTTTCTTTGTATTCTGATGCTCAATTGGATTCATACATTGATTCAGCTGAGCAAACAATTTTGCCATTGCTTACCCAATACCAATCATCGGTGACTTTTTGCAATGTGAATGATTCCGTCATTTACTTCACCACGATGCGGCCAAATTATTTTGTGCCGGGTCAGTCTGTAGTTGTTACCGGGGCCGGTACTTACAGCGCGACTTACACAGTCACCGATGATCGGATTGAGCCTTATACCTTCACAGCGGCAACAGCGGCGGCTGATCGTACTTATCCATTGCCATTCATTCCAAACGCTTTGGCAACCTTATCCGGGGGGTCAGCCGCGTCACTGTACGCAAACACGCCGCCGATTGAAAATGCCATTCTGGTCGTTGCCGTTGAAATCTTTCAGAGCATCACAGCTCCCGGCAATGCAATCATGAGCGATCAATTCCAGCCTTCCCCATTTGTATTGGGTCGCAGCTTGAACAATCGCGTCATCGGACTTTTAGGGCCGTTTTTGGATGTTGAAACGATGTGCCAATGAGTATCGAATCGGCTATCCGAACCCCGCTCAAAAACGCGCTTTCAACAATTGCGGCCAATGTCTATAACGGCATTCCCGAAGTAATGACAAGCCCATCGATTGTCTTGGTTCCGGATTCACCTTATTTAGAATCAACTCTTATCAATGGAACAACAACGAAAGTCCGTATCAATCTTCTGGTGACTGGTGTTGTTGGATATTCAAACAATGCAGCTGCATTGACTAATCTCGAAGATTTAATGATCGACATCATTTCAACAATGCCAGCCGGCTATGTGGTCGGCGATGTCAGTACCCCATCACCTTTGGAAGTCGGCGCAGGAAAATTTCTCACAGCTGATTTGCAAGTATCAACCTATTACACCGACTAAGGAGAAAAATAAATGCCAACAACAATCATCACGGGCAGAGACATCACCTTCACCATAGATGGTGACAGTTTTGATGCCCAAGCAACATCAGCGACTTTGACAGTCGATTCAACAGTGAACACCTATCAGACACTCGATGGCAAAGCTTATTTCACGACAGATACTCAAGGGACATTTGCCGTTGAAATGCTCGCCGATTGGGGTGCAGCTGGATCGCTTTGTGAAGCTTTGTGGACATCGGCGACAAGCGCGCCGAACACTGGCCTTTCAGTTATTTTCGGAGCGGATTCAGGCGCATCATTTGCGTTTGATGTCCAACCGATTCTTCCATCTGCCGGCGGTACAGCACCGGACGCGCAGACTGTCTCACTTTCATTCACTTGCGTAACAACACCAATTCTCACCATCAGCTAATAAAGGAGCCGGGAGCAAAATGAAACTAGCAATCACAATCGAATACAACAGCGGCGATTCTGCAACTTACATTGCAGCACCGCCAGAGTGGGTCAAATGGGAAAAGAGCACGGGAAACAACATCTCCCAAGCTCAGGACAAGATTGGAATTTCTGATTTGGTCTTTCTCGCCTATCACGCCATGAAGCGTGAAGCGGCGGGCAAGCCGGTCAAGCCGATTGAAATTTGGACAGAAACGATTGCCGATGTGATCGTAGGTGCAGATGAAGACCCAAAAGTTACGGAGTCGGAAGCCTAGCGAGATTAGTTTGGGAAGTAGCCCTAGCGACTGGGCTACCCCCAAGCTGTTTTGAAACAGCTGAAGACATACTCACGGCAATGGACATTTTAGAAAGGCGCAATGATGGCAAATGATCCAATCTCTTACAACAAAGAAGATTTGCGCGGAATTCTAAGAGCATTCAAGGCCATGAATGATGAAGCAATTTCGGAAGCCAAAACGGCATCAAGCGGGCTGGCAGAATTTGTCAAACAGAAAGTCACCCAAACGGCTGGCCAGCGTGGCAAGGGTCAGATTGCGGCACTTCGGATCGCTCAAGGTGCAACTGTTTCAAAGTCATCAAAGATTGGCGAAATCTCATATGGTTTCAGAGGACAGAAATTTAGCGGCGGCGGTACGACTCAACAGCTTTGGGGCGGCAATGAATTCGGATCAAATAAATTCAAACAATTCCCAATTTGGTCGGGTAAAGAGGGACGCGGCTCAAAGGGCTGGTTCATCTATCCGACATTGAGAAAAATTCAACCGGATATTGTTAAACGCTGGGAAGAATCTTTTTCCGACATTCTAAAGAAATGGGCGTGAAATGGCCGGCCCCAGTCGTACCCTAAAACTCTCCATCCTTGGAGATGTAGACAATTTGGTGAAGAGCCTTAAAACAGGCGAATCGGCTACAAATAATTACACCAAAACACTTGGGGATTTTGCCAAAAAGGCCGCTGTGGCATTTGCCGCGGTTGCCGGTGCTGCAACAGCCTTCGCGGTTTCTTCAATCAAAAACGCGCTGGCAGATGAAGCCGCGCAGCGTAAGCTTGAGGAAACCTTAAGGGCAACAACAACAGCCAATGAATCACAGATCAAATCTGTCGGTGACTGGATCGATAAGACTTCAATTGCAATCGGTGTCACAGATGACAATTTGCGGCCCGCATTTGCTCGCCTAGTCAGATCGACCAATGATGTTGAAGAAGCTCAAAAACTGGTCAATTTGGCATTGGATATTTCAGCCGCTACCGGCAAGCCGCTTGAGACTGTAGCCAATGCGCTTGGCAAAGCTTATGACGGCAACGCCGCATCACTGGGCAGACTGGGCTTGGGCCTCGATGCCACAATCTTAAAAGGTGGAGACACCGACAAAATTTTCCAAACACTTACAACAACATTTGGCAACTTTGCAGAAAATGAAGCTGAATCTACCGAAGCGCAATTCAGGCGTGTGGGCATTGCCGTTGATGAAGCCAAAGAATCCATTGGGGCGGCTTTGTTGCCAATCGTTGAAAGACTTGCAGCCTTTCTCATAAACACAGCGGTTCCAAATCTCAACACATTCATTCAGGCTTTGACAGGAAAGGGCAGCATTGCCGAAGCAACAGAAAATGGAACACTTGGGGCCTTTAACTTTGGCAAGATGGTTGAAAAGGTCATCAAAACTGTCTATAACTTCCGGGGTGTACTTATCGCAACAGCTGCCGTCATTGGCGGTGTTTTTGTTGTTTCAAAAACAGCGGCGGCGGTAGCGGCAACGATCATCGTCATTCAATCTTTGATTAAGGCCTATAACGCATTGAAAACATCCGCGCTTGTAGCTGGCATCGCATCGGCTTTCGCGCTGAATCCACTTCTTGGAGTGGGAGCGGTTGCATTGGCCGCGGGTGTTTTGGCAGCCGCAAACGCTTTGGGCAAAAATGAGAATAATACAGTCGATCAGCTTGGAGTCCCCGCCGATCTTAAAACCGACTATGGCACTTATGTTCCACCGGAATTTAAAGTCGATACATTCAAGGGCGAAAGCTTTATGGGAACAAATCCCAGAGGCACAATCAATCCCAATGAAGTCATCGGAGCCGGTAGCCAAGAAGAATTGACAAAGAGGCTGGAACAGATCAGCGAAACAATCAAAGAAATGGATTTTAGATTCGCCACCGGCGGCATTTCAAGGGCTGCTCAGCTTGATCAATTGGGGCCGTTGCTTGCCGAAATGCAGGTTCTCACAAAGCAACAACAGGCTATCAATCAACAACCCAAAATTGATATAACTGTCAATGGTGCAATTGATCCCGAAGGTACATCTCGAACCATTGTGAACACATTGAACAATTCATTTTATCGCGGAACAAGCGGCGCGGGTGCATTGGTCTTCGAATGACAATTTTCAATCCAGTCTGGAAAGTCATCATCAATGGCGTCCAATATCAATCGGCGGTTTTGGCAAATCTCGTCATTACTTCGGGCCGCACAAACATCTATGAACAGGCTCAAGCCGGGTACATCAACATAGAATTGATCAATCTGGATCAGTCAAATGTTTTGGCACAAATCAACAATTCTTTGACTGTCGAATTGCAAGATTCCACTGGAACTTATGTGCCGATCTTTGGCGGGTCAATCGTAGAAGTTGGCATTTCAGTGGCCGAAATTGGGAGCATCGGCTACACACAGCGGGTCAGCATCATCGCGCTGGGAGCATTGTCCAGATTGCCAAAAGCCTTGACAGATGGTGTCTTAAATACCGATTTTGACGGCGATCAAATCTACACAATACTTTCAGATTTGCTTCTCAACAATTGGGGCGAGGTCCCGGCAGCATTGCAATGGAACACATTTGATCCAGCCATTGATTGGCAAAATGCAGAAAACACAGGATTGGGCGAAATTGATCGCCCCGGCAATTATGAGCTAGAAAACAGATCGTCATCGAGAACAGATGTTTATTCTTTGGTCTCAGCTTTGGCCACTAGCGGATTGGGATACATCTACGAAAATGCTCAAGGTCAGATTTCATATGCCTCAAGCGAT